TAAAAGTATGATATTTATTAAGTAATTAATATATATTCAGTTTTGCAAATTAAAGAAAAATAATCCATATCTCCAAATTTTCACAAAACTTTTTAATGAGTTATCTTGTAATTGTGCAACTTCGATGACTTTTTGCAAAATATAAAGCAAGTAAATACATTTGTGTATGCAGTAATGTCTAAAAACAAAGCAATACTGAAAATCTCTTTTTTATACTCTCATTTAAGTAGTATGTAGTCATATTATAGCAACACCCATAAACACCTGTTTGGTACAATGTAATTCTTTCTCTTTCAACGATATATCTTGTATTGTAGTAATATAGTAAGATAACAGTGAAAGAAAAAGGATTGATACATTATTCAGTTATTGACACCCTTGCCATATATGATGATTGGGGCGAGTGCATTCCTTGGACGTATTAACTCACTGCACACATATCTTCTGAACAGGTGGGTTTCTACACTGTCAAGTTGGAAGGATAGGGCAATGATGATTGGGAGCGGGTAAAGATGGGGGCATAACCTGCCAACTCTTTATCTCTGCCTATTACCCTCTCACCTGCACACCTTTCATCAGGGTGCAGGTTGGGATTGCGGATTATCTCTTGAAGTCTATTATTGAGCTTCCTCCACGTTACACCGAAGAACCTCGCAAGTTCGCCCTCCGTCATGGCAATTTCTCTATTTCCTTTGCGGACGATTTGCATATTGCTGCCCCATTCATAATAACTGCGCTCTTTGCATTGATGGAATTTTACTTCTATCTGTGCTTTGTTCTTTGTATTCATGCCGTTTCCTCCATTTTATAGATTGAAATATCTGAAGGTTCATAACCCTCTCTGACTCTATTCTATAGTTAATAGAAACATATTCTTTCCGTTCACTTGTTGGTAGTATGTAGTCATATCGTAGTAACACACATAAGCAACTACTGACAACAACGTAATCCTTTTTCTTTCATCGGTTTATCTCATATTGTAGTAATGTAGTAAGAAAACAATGAAAGAAAAAAGATTGGTACATATTCAGCTGTTGACACCCCTGCCATATATGATGATAGGAATGACAGAGTTCCTTGGACGCATCAACTCACTGCACACATACCTTCTGAACAGGTGGGCTTCTACGCAGTCAAGTTGAAAGGAAAGGGCGATGATTGTCGGTAGTGGGTAGAGCGGTGCGTAGCCCCTTACCTCCTTATCTGTAACAATCTTCCTTTCACCTGCATTCCTTTCATCTGGAGACAGGATGGATTCTTCGGTTATCGCCCGAAGACTGCCACTGACTTTCTTCCATGTCACACCAAAGAACCTCGCAAGCTCGCCCTCGGTCATGGCTACTTCGCCTGTACCCCTGCGGACAACCTGCATACCGTTTCCCCATTCAAAATAGCTGCGTGCTATGCTCTGTCGAGAATCTGTCCCTGTCTGCAATCTGCCTTCTTTATTCATGCCGTTTCCTCTATGCTTTCGTTTCTGCTTGCGTTGACAATCGTCATTGTCCCTATGGTAATAGCTTCCGTTTCCATTGTATCGTTTTCTTTGTTCTTTTCCTGATGTTTGGCGATGAGTCTGTCCATATCCTCCGAAATCTTGCAGTCCGTTACCTGCGCATAAATCTGCGTACTTGCAATTGATGCGTGTCCCATCATCTTGGCGATGCTCTCTATGGGAATACCTGCACTTAGGCACATCGTGCCGAAGGTATGCCTTGCCATATGATAGGACAAACGTTGCTTGATACTACAAGCCTTGCCTACGATGCTTAACTTCGCAGCTAACACACTTCTGCTGCAATAAGGTTGAAAAATAAAGCGATTATCCATATCCGTGTTATTGCCTTCTTCTTTCACCGCTTTTAGTTGCCTTTGCTGCTCGATAATCGTCTTGGCTATGGGATGTAACGGCACTATAAATTCTACTTTTGTTTTCTGACGCTCCTTTCTTATATACATCTGTCCGTCCGCTGCGCTCTTGATATGCCCAAACGTCAAGTGTTCCATATCCGTAATGGCTAAACCTGTGAAGCAGGAGAAGATGAACATCCGCCTTGCAAGTTCGGCATCGCTATCACACATCTTCATTGCCATCAGGTTTGCTACATCACTCTTGCTAAGAAAACGAATTGCCTTTTCCACCTTTTCATATTCCGCATGTTCAAATGGGTTATAACGAATGATGCGGTGGCTTACTGCACGGAACATCAGGCGGCTCAGCCAGCAAAGATAATTGTTGATAGAAGACCCTTTCAACCCTTTCTTTTTAAGAAAGAATCGGTATTCCTCAAACAGTTCCTCCGTTATACTTCGGATTTCTATATCCTTACTCTCTAAGTCCTTTATAAACTCGCACAGCATCCTATTTGCATAGCAAAGGTTAGTATATGTACCTTCTGCCTTAGACTTGCCCACACCTTCCCTTACCGATTGTAGTTCTGTATTGCTAAGCTCCAACAAAGTGGTGGGAGAAGTTGCTATGCCTTGCAATCTGTTTTTAAGCAGTTCAGCACTTATCACTCCGTCTTTTAAGAGCAGTTCCTGATAAGTCTTCTCTACCAGTTCTCTGAATGCTTGCAGGCGAAGATTGATTTTCTTGTCCGTTGTCGTCCCCTGTTTAGTATTCCACTCCGCAGGTTTACATTCTTCGTTTGTGGTAATAACAGAGTTCTTGCCATCTATCGTGATACGGCAGAGTATGGAGGTTTGACCATTTGCCTTGGTCTTTTGTCTGTTGATATAAAACAGTGTTTTGAATGTACTTCTCATCATGATTTTAGTTTTAATGCTTCTATTCTATGGCTAAATACTCATCTGCATATCCTCCGTGAAAGAAAGGAAACGCTCAAATTCCACAAATAGTTTCTGTGGCGTAACCTTTGCATACCGCTCGGTCATACTCACGTTACTATGCCCCAACATCTTGCTTACCGTTTCTATCGGTACTCCTTGTTCAAGGGTAATGAGCGTGGCAAAGGTATGCCTTGCCGTATGTGTGGTAAAGGGAAAGGCTATGCTGGCTCTTAGGCGCAATGCTTTAAGATACGATTGATAGGTGGCATATTTCATCTGTGGCAATAGGCTTTCCCTTTCATCGCTCTTGTACTTCTCTATTATCCTGATGGCTTCGGGCAACAACTTGATACGGCAAAGTACTCCAGTCTTCTGCCTGTTGAACTTCAGCCAAAGACTTCCCTCGTCATCACGGACAAGTTGCAACCTGCTTAACTCCATCAAATCGCAATAGGCTGCACCCGTATGGCAGGCAAAGACAAACAAGTCCCTTGCGGTTTCCATTTCTTCCTCCAACTCTCCAAACTGTATGTTCATTAGTTTGTCAAGCGAACACCTGTCAAGAGCTTTGGGTAGCTTCTTATCTCCTCTTGCTATTTTTGCATTAGCAAACAACAAGGTGTCAGCCAATCCCTCACGGTATGCCAACCTGCATACGGTCTTTATTTGGGAGGCTGCACCATAAAAACTGCTCTCTTGAAAACCTAATGTCCCCAAGAAGTAATCTCTAAAGTCGTAAATAAAGTTTTCAGATAGTTGTGAGAAAGCTAAATCCTTCACCTTATATTTCTCTTCGATGAATGTGCGAAGATTGCTTCGTGTAGAGTGATAATTAGATAGCGTATCTTTCTTAATATCTATTCCAATGTGTTCTTCTTTCTCCCTAATAAGTCTATCAAGACGTTCTATAAGCATACACCGAGATTGTACGCTCCCTTGAAACTGCTCCTTGATGTCCGTGGCAGTAAATACCTGTCCTTTGGAGAGCAATGTTTGATAAGCGGACTGAATGGAAAGTACTAAACTATCCAGCTTTCCGTTCACTTCCACCGCCTCACGGCTCTTGCCCCTCATTCTACTCTCACGAGGACTCCACAAATCTATATCACAAGATAGCTTGCAACTAAACTGTGCTATATTCCTTCCAAGTGTGATACGTCCCATAATGGGAGCTTTACCCTGCTTATCCTTTCCGCTCTTTTTGAGGTAGAGCAACACCTTCATCTTTTCTGTTTTCATACGCTTTAATTTTTATGGGCAAAGTTACCCGAATTAAAGCGTTCCTCACTTATGCAAAAAACTGCCGACAAAAGCAACAGACACACGAGAGAAACAATTTCAGTTACCTACATCTGCATTTAGTTACCTATTCCCAATCTTGGTAATGATTTAGTAACTGAACTTTTGCCTATATCTGCATATTTCTACCCTTTACAAATAGAGCAGTTTTATGCAAATTGCCTCGTTTCTACCTCATTACCAATTAGTTTGCATATCTTTCGATATTTCTTCATTTTCCTTGATTAGTTACACCATGAAACAGGCTGTTTTGAATCCCAAAATAGGCTGTTTTTTCTTGCAAAAGCATAGGTTTTCATTTCCGAAAGCAATTTTTGATTTTGTAAAAATAACTCATCGACCTGACAAACCGCACTTTGGAAAAGAACAATTTGGTTAGCCACACGAAGCATATAAATGAGCAAAGTGAAATTTAAACATGCTCGTGACGAGAAATAGACCCTTTCGAGCAATGATACTTTGTAGGGGCGTGATTTATCACGTTCCTAAATACACTAAAATTTGCGGAGAGGAACGTGATACGAGTTGTTGAGCA